GGTTGTCGACGATGCACTCCGTCCAAGCAGTCTTCGTGGGTAAAGACTGCTTGCTCTCAACCCCCCCCTCCATCCGATGCTTATCGCAACTTCGTCCGAAGAGAAGTTGCCAGCATCTTCTCGCCAGGTTGGGATCAGGCGTATGGTCAGTTTGTGCTGAACCATTTGCCTAACCCGACCGCCCGTATGAAGCATCTCTCACGCGGAGATCTCCTATGGGTTGGTAGGCGAGATGAGTTCCTTACCGCGGCCTCGACGGGAGCTGGAGTTGCTCCCGTTCTTGAGGCTCGGTACAAAGAAGTGCTTTCCGCAGGGAAAGTTCGACCGCTTCTCATCTATGATGAGAATGTCGACCTTCTAGCGCCTTTGCACAAGTTACTTTACGCTCATCTGAGGCGTCAAGACTGGCTTCTTTGCGGTCCACCGACCGAGGAACGGATGGCATCTGTCTGTGTTGGCGAATACCAGACCTCTGTAGATCTGGTTGCCGCCACTGATGGTTTGTTCCACTGCGTTGCAGAGGACATCCTCAGTGAGGTTTTTCGAACCTCAACACAGGTGCCGTCGGCCATTCGCCATTTGGCGGTGGCCTCCCTAAGTCCGATCTTTCGAGATCAGGCTGGGGTGCACAGGCGTGTGCGGCACGGACAGATGATGGGGGCCTACCTCTCTTTTCCTCTCCTTTGTCTGCAGTCTTACTGCGCTGCCCGTTGGGCGGCACAGTTTGACCCAGATGCGCGGTTCCTGGTCAACGGGGATGACTGTGTCATCTCCGCTTCCAGGGGGATCACTGTGCAGGACTATCCTTCGTGGATGCGGCTCAACAGTGATAAAACGATAATCGCGCGGAATGTGGTCGAAATCAACTCGACCGCATTCCTTTGGAGGGGACGTAAATGGCGCGAAGTACGTCATTTGCGGAGAGGTGGGGCTTTGTCTACTGATTACCAGGGGATGCTTCACATGGCCTCGGCCGTGTTGAAGTCGGGTCCCGCGTGGGTGGACGCGTACCAGCGCGCCCGGATCGGTAGACGATGGGGTTTTCTCCCCTCACAGCTAGGTCATTCGACCTATGCAGCTCATCTTCGTGAGCGGCAGATGGCAAAACGGGGGCGTGCTTTTACGCCCCTCCCAAGTCCTGAGGACTCGATGGATATGTCATCGCTGTATCGCGTCACAGGTCGTGACGCGACTCCCGCTGAAGTCGAAGCCTTGCGGAGCTTCTTTTGGGCGAACGGGAGGAGGGGAGGTTTGAAGAGAGACGTATTTTCTCCGTCCTGCGGGAAGGTACGTCGGACATACAGTCACGGACCCCAGGTCCGTGGTGGATTGCTCAGCTTTGTCGTTCGCCGAGCAATCCAGCGCCTAGAGGCACGGCGTCTGCCAGTGCCGGGTTTCTTTATCCTTCCTGAGGATTTCGAGACCGACGAAGAAAGGAGAGCGATCGAGGGCTTGCTCTGTTTTAGAGCGGGCCGGCATTTGGACGGATGTCCACATGCGCTGGCACTCGATTCGTAGAGTTCGATGGTACCCGTACCACCTGTGGCCGATTGTGTG